CTCCCACCGTCACAATATGAACCATACCCATCTACAACCGTCGTTCCCGTCTCAATCCCGCTTAGCAACTTGCCAACAGTGGAATTGTATTCACCGACAAGGTCAAAACCTTTACCCGTTAACATAGCCACAACGTACTTGATGAGTAATTGCTCAACGTCGGTCTGATACCCGCTGTCGCCCGTATCTTCCATATTCACGCTCTCGGGAATGAACGTAATCTCGTACGGATATTCTTTGTCAGGAATTGGATATAGTTTGACGGTGCTTGTTCCTAGTAAATAATAAGAGTTTGGTTCGCCTGTTGTTGTCGTGTCCCATATGTCACTTTTAGCAATCTTGTATATCATTCGTTTGTTAATACGAACGTCGATAAACTTGATCGGCTTTTTCGTCATCGTGATAGCTTCATTAGCAAGGACGGAACCTGTCGTTTCCTCGGCTAGTTGCATCGGTAGATGGTTAAGTATTGTATTACGTAAGATTTTGTTACCCTTGTTGTATTGATCCATGATGACGTAGGGGCTATACACATCGCCGTTTATATCTTGTAGTTCGTACTTCATACTTAATAATAATTCGTTAATAATGGTCATAATTCACCGCCTTTACAAAGACATAAATAAAAAAGGGAGCCGTTAAGCCCCCAATAATCCTAGTCTAGTGCACTAGATGTTAATAATTGAATCACGCCGTAATCTTTGGAATCATATATAGTCTTCTCTATTGCGCCGTGAAAGGCTATACCTTGGCCAATCACATTATCATAATCTGTTAACTGTTTGATAGGCCACATATTGCGCCCGATTGCATAACAAGCCGCCTGTTTACCAAGTAACAAGTTATGAGCAACTAAAGCACCTGCCGCGCCTGTAGCGGTAACAGAAATACGTTTCCAAGTATAGATTGCAACACCGTCCCAAATTCCCATTGCGCCAGAGAAGATAGGATTCTTCATCTGATCTCTAACCCCAGCACTCTGTTGTGCTGCAATCCATACAGGATCAAGGCGAAGGTCGCGACCAGCATTAATGGAAATAAGCATTGCATACATATCGTCATTGCCTTCGACTTTAAACTGTTGAACAACAGGAGTATGGTTTTCTCCACGCCGTTTAGTTTTGCTGATAAGAGCACAGGTTAATTTATCACCTGCTACAATAGCGACCTCTGTTCCTGCACCGGCGGCAGATAACCATTCGCCAGTAGTTGAATTCCCTGTAGGGTTTGCGGTAAGTTTCGCAACTAAGGTTTTATCCTGCCAATTAGCAAACCACGTAACAAGAGCGTCTTTAATCAAAGGCCATTGCTCGTAAGCGGGTTTCCTAGTGTCCCATTCGGTAGATGACACGGCCTGTCTTACTTGGTCAATCGTTACGGAAAAATCTTCGACAACTAAGGCATCTTCACTGCCAAGCAAAGTAGTATTTCCAGTAACCCCTACCCCTGTCAATTCCATAGCAAGGCCAAACGTTACCTTTAAACCTTTCTTACCGACAAGTTCGGAGTTAGTGTGTACTGGGCGGCTGCCGTCCGTGGCCGATAATTTATTAAACCAACTAGCTGTCTTACCTTCTTTTTGTACTTTAGCTACCCATAGTTCGGGTATTAATGCAACATTAATAGTATTCATTTATATAACACTCCTTTTTATTCCAATAGTCTTTTATCTATTTGTGAAATCATTTCTTTAGGTATTTGGTCAACCTTTCCTTGCTTGATCAAATCTTCCACTTGCGACCAACTCATTGCAGACGTTTTAGAGCCACTTAATCCCGTTGCCCTAGGCAATCCGTTTGCTTTGTCAAGTGGTGACGTTGTAGGGGCTATTACGGGAGTTACGTTGGATTGTGGCGTTACTCCACTCATTTTCGCTCGGCATTCAGTCGTAAACGTTCTAACCTCGGCAATATCTTCCTTTGTTCCTACGCCTTGGTCTATCCGTTGGAACGCATTACCGACGGAACGGGACTTCTTACCCGGCAATTCGTCAAGTTCGGCTAATGCGAATTGATACAAAGTTGCGAAGTCGGGGGCTGTCTGTAGTTCGTTGACAAAGTTAACATTCTCTTGTCTTACCGCTTGACCGCTATTGTATTTGTTTGATTCCTCAATACGTACCATTGTCTTTTCGTTCATATAGTCGTCGTACTTGTCGGGATCAACGTACCTTAAATCTCGTGGATCTCCTTCAATGCCTAGCCGTTCCTTTACGACTCTCTCGGCGTATTGATTAATCTGTTCCTTGATATCAATTTGCTGCGATTGTTGCTGTTGTTGAACGGTTTGTGGCGTTGGTTGGTTCGTTGTTGTCGGTGGTTGCGCTCGTAGTGCTGCAAGTTCAGCCGCTAATACTTTGCGCTTGTCTCGTTCCTCTTTCAATGCCGCTTTGAGATTATCAGAATGAGGTTCGATTGTAACGTCATCGACTACGGGTATATCCTCACCGGCTGGCTCTGCGACTGGATCGGTTGGTTTAATAGGTTCGATAACAGGCTCTACGACTGGCTCAATTACAGGTTCAGCTTTAGTAACCTCCTGCAATTCCTCGGGGGTAAAGTGTTCGCTTAACGTCGATATTTCTATCTCGACGGGGGTATTTTCATCAGCCATAATATATCTCCTTTTAACGTCCTTTTGAGACGATGTATACTATCCGTTGATTTTAACGTCTTTACTGACGATGGTATTAATCTCTCTCTTGGTTTTCTAATAATTTTTTTATAAATACTATTACCATACTAGGGCAAGATTGACAATTATCAGCTAGGCATTCATTTTCAATCTCTTTAAATTCGGGTAGTTTTGATACATAATTAAACACTCTATCCCACGAATTAGCACTTGACTGTAAGCTCATTTTTATTTCCCTCCATTAATAATAGGCATAAAAAATACATCTATCGCTAGATGCTCATTGACTACGCTTACGCATAGTGACCACACTCCTATCAATATTGTCTAGGTTGTTGTTGTGGTTGGTTATTTGGTTGTGTTACTTGCTTTGGTGGATTCTTTAACATTTGTTGTTGTATCAAACTCTCTGCCGTAACCTGTACGCCAATAGCCGCCATTGCCGCGATCTGTCCCTCGATGGGCAAATCTTTGAACGGTACGGACATGTTAACGCTAGGCGGCTCAATCTTGCTTGCGCCCTGCGCTTGTTCTTGCATCTTCTTAATCATTTTCTGCTTGTTTCCTACAGGAATATTCTCTAATATCATTTCGTCGGGAACATTAATACCTGCTTGTTTAGCCGCTATAAGTTGTTCTAAGTTAGCAGCCATTAACGTTGGAGTGTTTAACATTGGCACGACAACAATATCAAATTCAAACTTCGACAGATCGTATAATACCTTCTTAATCGTCTGCCCTTGCTCGTCTACCTGCGGTTGACCCATTGTATCAAGCTGATCCTGTTCATTCCTCGCTTGTTGTTGTCCGTTGGCCAGTTGAATAAACTTTTGTTCTCCATCGTCGCCAACAATACGCATTACCATTTCCTCGGTGAAATATTGCGGGATTAATCCAGGCCTGCCTTTATCTCCCCACAACAAATCCTGTATCAATCGTTCAGAATAGTTCGCTTCGTCGGCTATATCTGATACCTGCGTAAATGAAGCCTTTTGTCTACGGTCAATTGCTACTCCGGACATTTGCCCGGGAGAATCAGCATTGCCCATCGTTTCGGGGTTAATGCCCGATATAGTATAAAAGTCTTCGCCTGACACTCTTTCCATTTCCACGTTAGAAGCGGAAATACCATCGGGGGAAATACGTTCTAAACTTTCCATCCCTGCCGGCATATTAAGATGAACACCTGGCGTAGTTCCATATTGTTTTAACTTAGTGTCAAATTCAGGAGTTGTTACGCCTTTAGATACCCACATACCGTTGGCTTGCGTATTAACGATGTGCATACGTTGGCTGCGATGTTTATTTAACTCTCGTTGTACTGGTTTAATATCTCGTATAAGTCCGGCTGGTTCAAGGCTACTATCGTTCTCGTCCTTCTCTCCCGTGTAGTAGCAATATTCGGGGACTAGTGGAAAGCGTTTATGCTTGTATGGTGAATCATTTGCTTCTAGCAGCACATCATCACAGAATGTTAAATACTTAATCTTACATTCGGGAATACGATGCTTTTTAATGCCTGGTATCTTCATGCGAACCATTGCTTTCATGTCGTCGGTTTCGTCCATCATATCGACTTGGCCTTCAATCTGATACACGTTGCGGTATGACCGTTCTTTGTACCAGTATTGCACGACACGAACCTTTTTAAGTTGCTTGCTATACCACATTGGCTCATTGTTGACCGTTTCAATCTCGGATGAATCTAGTTTATGCACCAGTAGCTTAATCTCGTCGGCGTGCTCTTCGTATACTTGTTCTAATTCGTCGGGAGATTCCCACGAGAATGAGCCACAATATTCAGCGTCTGACAAATCCTCTTGCACACCTTCGGGATCGACAAACATTTCAAACGGAGAACGTCTCTCCATCTTAATCATGCCGTTCATTATTTCGTAATCAAAGTCATAGAATACCCAATAGTAACCTTTGCCACATATGAGCCTATCACGGCCTACCTTCTTCTTGTGTCGGCTAAACATACATTTATCGTAGACGTATTTGTTAACACCTTTAGCTATATTGCATACTTCGTCGTCGCCGTTCGCCCGCGGCAGGTAGTTAGGTTCGGTCATATTCTGCCCGAAGTAGCCTGATACTTGATTGATTAGCGGTCTACAACGATTAATAGTAATAGCAGGACGCTTCTGTGCTTCAAGGCTCTGCACGTCCTTATCGTCCCATTGCTTGCCCTGTACGAAGCGGTAATCCTCTTTCGCTTCCTTACGCCAATCTATACTCGCTTCTAATGACAGCTTAACGTTAGCCCGGGCTTTTGTTACCTTTCCAATCTCCGTCGGTTGGTCTTTGATTGCATCATCTTCCATTAGTTCACCTCCTTAGTCGTCAACTTTTACAATCCCTACTGAATAAATATAATCGCAATAACCATCATCTTCATTCGCAATATCTGCATACAATTCAGCGTTTTCCTGTGTAATGAAATATCTTACATATCGTGCTTCTTCTCTAAATGATGAAGGATTACACCACACTCCGTATATCTCCATTTATTGTACCATCCCTGTATTGAAGAACATTCCGTAAATCTGCGTTAGTTTATCAGACGGTAGTTGACTAACAAAGTATTGTATCTCTAGGTCTGTCGTGCCTGGGCTTAGTTCGGACTTGCTACTGCGTAACACGCGACCTGCGAAGTCTCGTAGAGCTTTGTCGGACACGTGGGGGGAGTTATACGGAATCATCAATGTACTCCTTTGCTTGGTTAATCATCCCTTCAACGTCTTTGCTGTTTGTAGAATAGTAAGAACAACAATGTAATCCATTCTTAGCGACCACCACTCTTGTTCCTCCAACAAAATCCTCAGCTTCAGTTATTATTAATGATCCATTGTATTCAATCTCGCTATATGGTCGTATCGTTGCTTTCGCCTTTTCTTTAGCTTCTTTTATCATCTTAACTGTTAATTTTTCTTCCATAATACACTCTCCTTTAATCTATTTCTAACTAGCGATAATGGAAACTTATCATTATCCAGAATCGTTATCCTGCCATCCAAGATCCGTTATCCTGCTCAATCGCTCGGTCGTAACCGCCGTAATCTTTCGGCTTGTCTTTTTCCTTCTTCGCTTCTAACCAGTAATTCATCTCAATCTCCATAGCATAGCGAATCGCATCTATTAAATGATTGTTACGGTCAACAGGTTTTGGTAATTGATCTCCTTGCTTATTCTCCATCCACTTATAGCTACTAAATTCATTCTTAGCATTTTGACAGCGTATATCAATAATGATTTCTTGCTGTTGTAGCCACTGAATACCAAAGTTGACACTATCCTTACCCTTGATCGCTTCGACCGTTGTAATACCTCTTTGCGCTAGTTCCATGATGCTTTTAGGCTCGGCCGAATCACATCGTACTGGCTCACGGCCAATGATAGGTTTTAACTCCTTGGCTAGATCATCATTTGTTAATCCTCGTTCGTATAGTTCATCTAATATGTATAAACGGCTGCGCTTGCGGTCATAGTGTAATCTAGCCATTGCAGCAGGATCACTAGCGAATCCAAAATCAAGGCCATTGTTAAACGTTGCAAATGCTTTGCGCTCGGCTGTTAAGTCTCGGCTTACCCAATTTTTAAAGATAACACCACCAAGTACACCCCAATTACCTAGCGTGTATACTTCGTACCAATATACATCTGTTTCTTCCTCTAGTTCCTTTATATCGTCTATCGTTAAAAATACATTATCTTTATAGGTAGTTTTTAATATTACCATTCTATCTTCGCGATACTCTTGTTCACCATCAATCCAGTTGCCGAAGTATTCAGTATAAATCCAGTGAGTTTTAAGAATAGGATTGAATGATAATATGATGCGTTTCTTTACCTTCGACAATCCACGTAAACGCTTTCTAAGCTGTTTTACGGCGTTATATTCGCACTCTGTAGCTTCTTCTACCCATATATCAGTAATTACTCCCTTTGCAGGTGTAATGGATTTTATTTTTTCAGTATCGTCAAGTCCAACAAACATAATTTGATAGCCGTTAGTACAGGTGATAATTAAATCTGTCTTATTAATAGAAAACAGTTTTGATGCTTTCCATTCGGCAATAACCTTGCATATCTCATTGAATACGGACTTTTTTAATGTTACTTGTACGTTACGAGAGACTAAGTAATTATGCCCACCGTCTAGTATATCCTTAATACACCGTTGCGCTAGGAACTTAGACTTGCCAGACGAAGATCCGCCGAATAATATTTGTAAGTATGTTTCGTCTGTTAATAACGGTAAGTATATAGGATTGAATAGCTTTTTACTAAGTTGAAACTCTATGTTCATTAATCATCATCAACCAATCTAACCTTAATAACTAATGAATCTCCGTTTGCTCCTGTTGCTTCCACCTTATCAGTAAATAATTTAAGATGTTTGCCTAGTAGTTCAAGTGACTTATTAGCGCCACCCGAATCAAATCTATATTCGCCTGTTTCTTTACCTTCTCTGTCCGTTACTGCTTCCGCTTGCATACAACGTTCTGCGACCTCTTGCAACCTAGATAACACGTAGTCTGCCGTTATTTTAGTCCTAGTTGATTGTTCGGCCCTAGCTTCACTGATTGCTTCCCTAATCCTAGTTTTACCTAGCAATTGAGAACCAATTTTATCATGATTGCTTCCAGAGTACCCTGCCCGCTTTGCAGCTGCCGAAGCATTTAAATCTATTAAATATTCTTCGACGAATTTCTTTTGCTTATCTGTTAGCCCGACAGCCATTATCTCACCCCCTAGTTCCCTTTTTATATATTCCGTAAATTATCAGTGAAAACAAACCAATAACCGAAATAATAACCACAATCTCTTTTATAACCTCAATCATGTTATCGCCTACTTTAGAATGTAATGCTAATTACGAATAGCCCTAAGAATATTTCTAATTGTTCATGTGGTGTAAAACTAATTCCCACCATGAAGTTACCGGGGTTCATAATTATAATAGTAACGTCCATTCGTCACCCCTTTATAGGTTGTCTAATACTATTCACTACCCTATATTATTTACACTTTCGTGCCAAGTCCCCACCTACTCAACACATCTTTTCCCTCTCCTGCCGTTATCGCAAGGATATACCAATCTTGTTAACCGCGGAATGTCCGCAATTCCTGCACCTTCAAGTCCATTATCTTCTTCACCATCATCAATTGCTTATCCCGTCCCTCTAACTCGGCCTTACCTATCAGCAGATTAGCTTCAGCCTGCATCAGATAGTTCCCTGCCGTTACAACCTCCGTAGATACCTCTGCAAGCGCATTTATTATTGTAGCTGTATATTTCTTATCCATGTTAAGTATCTTTGCCTTGGCGAGTTCTAACTTGTACGTCTTACTCTTACTCGTTACCTCTACCTCGTACCCTGCCACCGTCTTACCTAGCGTTGCAACCTCGTTGGCTAAGTCCGTGCCAAGTTTATATAGTTGCGACGGTTCGAGGTTTTTGGGTATTAACTCATTCATAATCAACGTATTCGCTTTCAAACCATCTTTTAATTCCGTCACCATTATAAACACTTATCATATCGTCACGGTTATTCTTACCAAGTAAATGGCCATCGCCAACCTTTAACCATTTATAACTGCATAGAAAAGACGCTTTAAGTAAATTTCTAAGACGTTTTATCCTCATCCGTAAATCCCCCTCAAATATTCCTCGCACCGTTCCCTGTAATCCTGCGTTTCACTCCCGCAATGCACTTCGTTATGACAATTTAGGCAAAGTATCACGCCGTTTTCTTTTACGTCCTGCCCGCCGTGTGATTTTAAAATTACGTGGTGGAACTTTACCCCGTCAGCTACGTATGTTTCGCAAATTACGCAATGCCTGTTATCGCGTTCGTAGATTAGTTCGTTAAGTTTAGCTAACGCCTTGCCCTTTAGTCGTATCTTATCTATCTTTTGCAATCTATCACCTCGTATAAATAAAACCCATAAAACAAGTAACCAACCATGAACTACCGCAAGCTAGTGCAGTAGGTGTTGATTGCCTGTTGTATGAGTTTAATTTTAATATGTTAGCCCCCTGCCCACGCTACATATTCGACTACATCACCTTTATCTATGTAATCCCTACCCATGCAAGTAAGTCTGCTCACTCGCTATATTAAAATCGTTACCGTTATCGCAACGATCTCCGACCGTCTTTAAATTCCCGAAGGGATCCGCCGGGCGTTATACCTCATGTTGGTATACTCTCACGTCTGCTCGCGGCGGCTTGTGTCAAGTAAATGATTATCCGATTAAAATATTAACTTACTTTTCACTAATACTATTTTATCATGTCAACCCCTGCCGAAACTCCCGACATTCTACCATTATTTAGTCTACTAATCCCATTTCTTTAGCCAATGATAATAATATTGAATCTTTCCACCGATAAAACGTTGTTAAGCTACAGCATAAACTTTGAGCCATCCCTTCATCCGTCAACGTTTGCTTAACTGTCCAATATTTTAGTATAACAAGTTTAAATTTATCTTCCTGCAAATTAGTAAGTACACGCTCAAAACTTTTTATAGTCCTCTCTAGCTGCGATAATCTCCTATTTGTAATTAGCTTCAAGGCTTTACGTTCAGTCGGGGCGCCCACATCGGTCCCGCGAATACCAGAATCATCACCAACACCGCTGGAATATATAATTTCGTCCTGCAACGATTCCCATTCTTTTCTTGTTGAACTATAATCCCGTAATTCAGATTCAATGTAAAGCCTAATGCCGCGTTTTAATCCCATATTGTGCCCCCTTATTTACTCATCAAGATTGAAACATACCCGTCGAGGTAGTAAACTGTGCATCTCACTTTAAACCGCTTCATAGTCCATTTACGGGCCTTGTGAAACGATACTTGAATCATGTCGTTCCCCTCCCCTAATACGTCATTAAGTTCTTCACGATCTGTTGTTCTACAGGGTTTCCCTCTTGTTGGAAGTATTTCACGACGGCATAATACCTATCTCGTTCAGCTTTCACTTTGTGATAATCGGCGTATATTTGCGGCAGCGCCATTTTACCTATGATTAATGTTTTACCGCTACCTGTCTCGTCGGCTTTATATAGCATCATGTCCAACCCCTAACAGTCCGTACCCCGCAATATCTTTAAAGGGATTTTCACCGAATGCCGTTTTGTCACCCTTAGCTATCCTGCATTGCTTATCCATAATCCTCACCATTAGTAACATATCGCGGTACTGGTCAATCTTTACGCCGTTTGGATATAATACCTTCATCATCTGTTCAACGGCTGTTATAGCATCACCGTAGGCTTGTTGTTTCTC